TATATGATGAGAGATTTTCCAGATCCAGTAGGTGATAACAATATCGCTCTTTTAACACGCAATGCTTTTTTAAGAGCATCGTATTGGTAATCTCTAACTTCAAAAGGCAGATTGAGATTTTTGAGAAAATACTTTAGATCATTATCATCAACTTCTTCAACATCCCAAGGCGATCCATGATGTGTAGTTTCTGTTTCTACAAGATAGTTTCTTTTAGCACAAAAATTTGTAACATATGTGAATAGACCTACTGGCAGTTCTTGAGATTGAGCGTTATAGAGTCGAATTCTTCCATCCCATACTTTGTTTCTATAGGCAGGCATGAATTTATATCCAGGTACATAGAACGAAAAAAAATCGGATAGTTCTTGTGCAATTCCTGAATCACATCGTACCCGTAATGCCGACTCATTAATCTTACTGATGGTAAGTTTATCCGCCACTTTCGAACTGTCTCCACTTTATCATGTTGCTTATTGTCTGATGTCGCCATTTAACATTCTCAACAATTTCTGTTAATGTATCTATAAGAGTTTTAAAATACTCAATCTTTTCCTCAGATTGCTGTATTTCTGGATCAGCATCATAATAATAGTCCATCTCGCCTTTTAAAATTTTCAATCCGTTAAAAGGATCTGGTTCCCAACCTTCATTCTCGACTTCTTCCTGAGTCATCTTTCCATTATAGTATAACCACTTCTTTTTGAGAAGTGATTTCTGTGTGAACTCGTGTCGCTTCAATTGTAGCTTACTGGTTGAAAGCAGCTCTAAATATTTAGCGTGTAAAGCAGGAATTTGTCTAGAAGATTCAAACAGATCGCTCGTGTCAATTCTGCAATCTTCTTTCCACATTTCGTGTATCGATTTTAAGTCAAGCATTTACTCATTTCTCCATATAATAGATCGGCGATATAATCCTGCCCTAGTTGGCCTGGGTGACCATCGTTGGGAGCTATAAAATATTCTTCGCCTTTTTCACGTAATATATTATTAACGCAGTACTCGATTCTAGATCTTTGATTTACACTTTTAAGAATAAATTTTTTAGGTATACTAAAGTGCTGTACTATATGAGAATCTATAGGACGCGGTCCAAAAAGATGGAAGCTGTTAGGATAAGCTTTTCTTATAGTGTTTATCCATCTTATGTTTCTATCTATAACCGCTGGTGGATTGAAGTAATTTGTTTCCCATAAAAGCTGACCATACACATTTTCATATGTTGAATTTGTGGCATAAACATTATTAGTATCATCTACGCCCCAATTAGCATTACAATTTACCCAGTCTTCTCTCCAGAATTGTGTCCACTGTGCAATGATAAAATCAAACCCATCGCCATGATCTATTATTCTATCATGGATCGATCTATTTCCACAACCAGATTGTCCTAAGATTGTTATATCACAATTAAACTCTTCTGCTAATATTTTAGGCCAGAATTTAATATGTGTGCCAATGTAACTTTTACAACTTTTATCGAGAAAACTACACCCTACTGCCAGAACTCTTTTCATTTAACTCATACTTAAAATTTTGTGTGGTGGGATTCAAGGATATTTGCTTAGCACCATTTCGAATATGAAAGTGCGTAGCCATAGGTGTTAATGGAGATAACGTCACAAGATTTGTTATTTCCTTTTTGTGTTTTACGAAATCTTTGAACTTCTCAATGATTTCTTTTCCAGCGCCTCTCTTACGTGACCATACTGTATAGGCTACTGCAGTATTACACTCATTTTTAAGATGAGCGTTTTCACTCATAAAATCTAATTCTCTAACACTATGAGGAACACCATTTGTATATGCTACACAAATTATTCCTTCAATATTGTCTTGGTGTTTTAATCCGTAGATTTTACGACCGTACTCAGTTCTCCACTCTACACTAAGTTCTGGTCTTACCGGATCTTCGTCTGGATCAATTGTTTCAAGCTCTACTAATTCACTACCCTTAACCCACTTATAAAAATTATCTACCGTATCTTTAAAGATTTGCACACGTTACCTCATTCGCGAAACACTTCCAGATGGCTTGGCATGAAAAGCCATGAAGCTAACATCTGGATAATCATTTTGTAAAGAAAGAAAAGCTTTTAAATTACTCTTTGCATCATCAAATAATCTTATTCTTTTGAATATACCCTTATCGAGATATTTTCTAAAAATAACCTTTTTGTTTTCTGCAGCAGGTCCGCTTCCTAGATTTCCTGCCCTTTCAACATATATCTTATCAATATCTATACCTTGATTCCTGAAAGTATCTAAGAATAATTCTCTATCATCAAAGTCTGGCCTAGCAGTTACGATGATCACTTTAGATCCTGCTTTAGTAGCATTCTTCAATATTGCTTTGACTTTATTTATCATCCTAGCAATAGGTGTAGATGTTTGATTAAATATCTTTGCGTTTGTAAATTGACCGAAATCAAACTTTTCACCAGCCTTAAGCTTATACTTATTGAATTCTTGGTTATTGAGTTTTTTTACAGTCTTTCCATCTTTGACGACAAGTACTAATGCTTTAGTCTTAAACATTGTTTCATCGATATCGAATATAGTCAGGCCCTTTCCAGATTTAGCTTCTGGAAGCTTTCTAAAATCATCCCAATCTTTTTGAAACTGTTTAAATCTATCCATATCCCTATTATACCACAGTACTATTTAAAAGTAAACTACTTTATCTCAAAATATGAGAATCTGAATGTGGCTGGATATATGACGTAGTTTACATCTCCAGAAGCCGCTTCAAATTGGATGTCACCGAGATTTGTAGGAATCGCATCTTTGTATACTATTTGCTTAATAACGTTATTGTGACTGCTCAATATGCTGATCGTAAGATCAGCTGAAGATGGACCCTTTGTGGCTGATCCACCATCTGTTGGTGCTACATATTTTGTCTGCACAAAACTTTCAAGCCAACTTAAAAGCTCTGTATAACCTGACAATTGCTCATCAAGTATAATCATTGCAGAAACCTCACCATAATTAATAGTGTCTCCAGGCATAGGAATTCCTGAAATACGTGGAACAGGAACTTCAACCGCAGTTACACTTACAGCAGGGTGTAAAATTGACTGTGCGAAAAACTCTAAATTTGGAAAGTATTTTCTATTGATATTGATCTTGAATCCAGTTGGTTGGAGAAAACTTTTGTTTGTCTCTAACGCGGATTCAAGAATACCTGTACTAATTGTCGCCATATAAACACTCCTTTAGAGCTATTTATACAACTTATTCTTCATCCTTTTTAGGAGCATCATCCCCACCGCCGTTATTATCTGAAGGCATTTCGTGGATGTCAGATCCGGATTCAAAGTAGAATTTACTGATACCAGCAAGAATTGGTATGAAGGCACCAATTAGAATGTTCAACAGGTCTTTAGATGAAGCTGCTAATTCTTCAGGAGCAACTAACATCATGTGTACAATGTATGAAAAGATGGCCAATGCACCTAATGCAATACCGAACCTAGCATAAAACCGTGTCACTTGGATTTTTTCATTCACCGTCATTCCGGCCTTCACTGGCTTAGGAGGATCGGGCGTTTCTTTAATAATAGTTTCTTTTGCCATTGTTCTCCATAAAAAAAGAGGACCCCGAAGGGCCCTCTAGAAGTTTAAACGATATCTTACTTATTAAGTAAGGATATTGTCTACACGGAAAATTCTGTAGTACTGATTGGTCTTCACTGATGCCAATCCGTCGGAAGGTGACGTACCTACAAATGGGTTTGAAGCCATTCCGTAGCGAGTCTTAAATCCGATCTTAGGCTGGAAAGTATTCTCACCAACCGCACGAACCATTGTCAATGGAACGTAAGGACAATAGAAGATACCAGCGTCATAGGCGTTAGCACCTTTATATCCTACAGTTACGTAGTCAACGTTCGCATAAGGATCGATATAGACCTTCATTCTTCCGTTAAGGGTTCCAGCGAATGTGCTGCCTGTGTCGTCAACATTCAAGTTAGTTGACATTGCAGGTGTGTAGTCAAGCATTCCGGAAGCGTGCAATGCAGAAGCAACGTCGGAAGAACAGATAATGAAGTTACCTTTTCCTCTTCGTGATTCTCTTGCAATTGTGTTAGCTTCTCTTTCAACATGGAAGAGCATGCCTTTAAATTTCTCAACAGACCATCTACCAGATGAATCAACATCTAG